CTACCAAGCTTTGCAATTCCACTTTCTTGCGCCAAACTCTTGAGCGCCATTTTTAGCTTTAAAACTGGCGCCTGCAAAAGCTTAATGCTGTTATTGATTTTTCGTAGCGGTTTTGTAATCCGATCCAAAGCACCAATGCGCACTAATAATGGAAATATTTTCTTAGCTGCCACTTTTAGCTTCAGCCTCCTTTATGCGACGTAGCATATCAAACCAATACGAATGTTCTTCAGCGTCAAACTCGTATATGTCTGACGGTGAAAAGTGATAATGCAGGGCCATTAGCCCTTGGGCTTCTTGCCAGTCTTTCGGCCACTCGACAAAAAACCAGATACGATCTCCACAGAAGCCATCACGTCGATAATATCAAGCTCATTCATAAACGACGGCTCTCTCCCGCAAAGTCGGCCCGCCAAATCGATTAAATCCCCCATATTTGGCTCGGTGGGAATCTTTCTAATGTCCCCGCCTTTAGGTCTTCGATATATCAGCTCTGTAACGGTCTCGGAACCATGCTCAACCGGCTCACTCAATACCAATTTTTTACTTTTTGCCTTAGCCATTATTTAATTTCCTCTGCTTTGTCTGCTTCAAAACGAACGCCAATGTTCGCTTCGTCTGTGTTTGCTGTTCCTTCCGACGCATACCATGCTTGGCGAAGAACGATCACCTTTCCGTTTGCAAGCTCCAGCGTAATATCCACGTCTTCAAGTGTTACAAGCGCCTTAAGATCCAAGTCGCTAGCGTCAGTCACTTCGCCTTCGATGAAAGCGGTTTGAACTTCCTCCTTGTAACCCGAAACCTTATGCGTTCCGATAATCGCGGTTCGTTTGTGTTCCCCTAGGTTGTAGGTAAAGTTTCCCTTAGCCTCTAAAATTGATCCGTCTACTTTGATGTAAAAAATACCTGCTCTTCGCTGTGATTTGCTCATGATTACTCCTAAAGTAGGAAGCCGATTTGAACGCCACCGACTCTAAATTGATTGACTAGGTTTGGTGGTAAGAACCAATCCATTCGGTTCTTATCGCTTTCGTTTCGCTCGCAAATAAGTTCATTTTTGAATTGATCGATATCTTCAACCAATCCCTTTTGCTCCCAGTCTCTAAATTTCGAAACAGCAAAAGCCCTGCCCACTTTGGGCGTCAATATCTTCTGACCCACACCGAAATTAGCATTGTCACCAGCAAGCTTGTGGCGCGGGAATTTCGTTGACATTGAATTTCTAAAGTCATAGCGAATATACGAAAGCGTGAGAAGAGTATTTACTGTTAAATATGATTCGTCGTCCGCTCCTGTGGCATTCGTCTTATACGTTGAGATAAGCATTTGAATTCGCACAACACCGCCAGCGTCGACCGAAGTCGTTGATATCCCGTCGTACAAAAGAATGTTGTTCTCGGCTAAAGTGAAGCGATCAACTTGAATAGGCGCGAGAATTCCAGGCAAGGCTAAGGTTTGGAAAGGTCGGGCCATATCGTTTTGACCATATTTTGAAGTAACAGCTGCTACTGATGCCGCCACCTCGGCTCCGGTATTAGGAAAGCCACTCGCAGCTACAATAGTTGTGTGCTTGCTGTTTCGTGAATTGCCAAGCGCACTAAGAGCTGAAAAACTCACCTTACTTGCGCTAAAAGAATGGCTCTCAATCATTCGAAGCGGACCGAAACGAGAATCTAGTTCAACCTCCATAATTTGGATGTTTGCGGTGTCGGTATAGGGCATCACGATAATGTGGTATTGCTCATCACCAAGGGCAGCTAGGCCATTAGCAATCGAAGGGTTTATTGTTCCCCCGCTCATAGCTGCGCCTGAAATTGTTATTCCTGCAACGGTTTCTTCGCCGTCGTAGTAATTGACGCGAATATCAATATCGTTTCCAAACTCACCGGAATTCAAAGCTGTGAACGTTGCAGTTCCAGCGGCAGCAGAAGCCGATACAAGAATTCCCGCTTTAGCGGTCACCGCAGCAGCTACCGCAGTCGCGACATCTGAAGAAGTATCGCCAGATTGGACGGCCACAGTTATTGGCGTGGCTGCAACCATGAGATAGACAACGCCGGATGCAGTAGCCGTTCCGCTAAACACTCTAGTGCCCGTCGCTGCATTACCCGCAGCGTCATCAAGCGGCAGAAATATAGTTTCCGTAAAATCGTTAGCTGCAAAGTGAGCCACTGCCATCGCGTGGAGCATTGAGCCGAAACCCGCTAGAACCCCAACTTTATCAGCGTTAGTAGCGCGGATCGGTATGTCGGCAGGAGCAGTGCCAACCGCTAGCTTTTGGCCAAAGACTAGATTTTTATAAATCTGGTCAGACGAACCCGAAACCGCTCGCGAGCTGTCAAATTCGGTATATACGAGCGGCACCCGGAGACCACTAGGCACTTCATTAAATCCAATAGACATTATTTTTCCTCCGTAGATTTGATTTTAACTTCTTCGACTTCACCGTCTTTCATCCGTCGACGCCAATAAGAATTCATTTCTTTTGGATCACCATCGGCCTTTAATGGCTCCATCGTAATTGGGTCGCGGACTAGAAGGCCCGCCTTCGGTTTGAGCGTCTGTTTCATTTATCTAGTCCTGTTAGTAAGTCGTTAGCGGTTTCGGCGGATGCCTGATTGCCTTCCTGGTTGTACTCAATTGCTGCCGTCGCGAAGTCGACCAGCTCATCATTAGTTTTCGTGAACTCTTGGTAATAAACACAAATAATCTGAACACTTGCGACCGCATAATAGCTATCACCGTCTTGGTGAAGCACTACATCTGTACTGCCAAGCATTACCTCCTCAACAAGTTCTTCTGTTTCGTTAGCTGGAGTTAAAAAATCGTGACTCGCCCACGCCATCACGCCTTCTACTTCTTCTGCCAAGCGATCTAACTCGTCGTCGATATCTTCGTTTCTTGTCGTGTAGATATCGATTGATAAAGTTAGATTACGCTTATAGGTAGGTGGTGAAACACTATCTCTCGAAGCTGTATCACTGATGGTTCGAATAACTATTGCAGGATAAACGCTGTCATCAAAGAACGCTTTCGTTCTATTGAAATAAACGTTCTCACCTGCAGACGTGGTTGATCGAAGCCGAGATCTAATCTCGTCTCGTATTTTCTTGCGTTGATGAGTCATAGTTTCTTCAGAAAGATAAGATAGTCGCCTTCGGCTTTGAGGTGAACATCGTCAACTCTCCACCGCCGGCCATCTACAAAAAGGCTGTCGTTTTCTTTCGGCTTCCCTGGTAAATCTGCGCCGTTTATTTCTACCACTGGTTGAGCCGCCGAAATCGGCGCCCCATCAGCATCGAGCGACACATAACTTTCATTAAAGATCCCGCGAATTTCTAGATCTTTTTGATTCTTGTATGAATACAGGACCATTTCACCAAAGGTTTTTTGGCAAGCGCTCCGCGTCATATTTACCATTTGAGCCCAAGCCATTACGCTGTGATTGCTCCAACGTTGCCGATTCGAACTCGAACGTCATCAGCGGAACCGCCGGCATCTGCAACCGCTACTCCAGCGCCAACAATGTCGCCAGTGATCGCGGTATAACTTGAATTTCTCCAGTTACTATTTGCAATCTCGAAAGTCAAAAGCTCGCCCTGTGTTACAACATCAGCCTGCAACTTAGGGGAGATGTAAACAGCGCCGTCGGAATACAATTCGCCTTCTGCGCCATCCTCAATATCACCGGCAGCTATACAAGCCTGTGAACCCACAATTACAACCGCTCCAGAGAGAACTTTGGCTCCGGTACCGTTTATCCAGGTAGTTCGATCACCACTATTTACTTGGTTTTGCATAATTTAATTTCCTTAAGGCGTAAAAAAGGGCGCTATATGCGCCCGTTTAATTACTGGTTGTTAAGATTAAAGGCCGGTATTTCTAGTCATTCCACGCCAGTCGATAGCTTTCGCCGCGAAGTCATGACGACAACCTAAGCGAATAGCGCCGGTAAGATATTGAACTTCGCTTTCCATATGAACGCCGCTTTCGCCTTCAAGGTAGCAATATTCAAAAGTGTCGATATGACCTGGCGCTGCGAATCCATAGTGAGCATTCCCCTCAATACGATCCTCAACAACAAGCGTCAAAGCGTTACGCAATCCGGCCGGTATAACGTCAGCGTTCTTGGTAGCCGTAAGAGGCGTAAGGAATGCCTCCGCTTCGGTTTCCTTGTCAGCTCCACAAACCAAATACCTCATTCGTGCACCAATAGGCTGGCTCTTGCCGTCTTTACCCTTCGGCATAGTTTGATTGCGGAACGCCTTTCGAGCGGCTGCAACACTGGTCAATCCAATGGCGGCCGCAGTGATTATGTTTCCATGGTCGGCATGGAATAACGCTTTCGCGTCGCCCATAATTGGATTGCTTAGGATGTGCCCCCAAACAACGTCACCTTCCAAGCGAGCGCCAGAAGCGCCGAACTTGGCAAAAATATCAGCAAGGGCCGACATATCATCGTTCATCAGCATTTCGCGAGTGAAATCAACATCGCGGCCGTAAGTGACAAGCATATAGCTTTCGATAGCATCAGATAAGGAGCCGCGCTCAAATTCGCCATGCTCGTTTACTTTCTTCAAGTCGGAAAACGCGCTTGTTGAGATGCGGTTAATCATCTTGAAGTCGCTTGCCGTTGCTCGCTTTCCAAGTACTTCGAAAGTGTTCGGGACCTCATTGTAGGAGTCGCGAAGCGTTTTATTTGAGGCATCCATCATGATATGTGGCATGTCCCCTTTCGAGCCTAGCGCCCTTGTAGCAAGCTGCATTCGAGTCATCCCGTAACAACTATGGCCTCGCGCTTCAAGCATGTATCGCGCTTGCTCCATCATTGACATACCGCGAAATTGACGGCCTTCTTCGGTCAATATAACGGAGACGTCGGCCTTATGCTGGATAGCATTAGAAACAGCGCTTCGCATTTTCAGGTTTGTTTCTTCGTCGCCATGGGAATAGACAACGCGGCTTCGAGTTTCAACATTCACTTCTTGGTCGGCAACCTTGTTGATAATTTTCTCTCGGGCTTTATCGATGCCAACACCTTCACGAACAAGCTCTTCGGCGAAATCGCTGCTTAACTTTGCTTTTCGAACCGCGCTGTAAATATCTGAAGTACGCGCCCGCTCCATTGATACCGCATTGGTAGCGGCGGTCTCGGCAGCTTCGCGAACTTCAGTTTTTGTTACTTGCTCGGGCGTAGCTTCAGCCGAGCGGCTCTTGGTGTCCTGTGTATCAGGCATGTTTTCTTCCTCAGTGGTTGTAGGCTCGGTCGCCCGATTTAGTGAATCGTTAATTCTTACGTTATAACTGATTGGTGATTGGCTTCTGACTTTTGCGTCATCATCAAAGCCGATGGCAACAAGGCTTACTTCGTACGGCTCCCAGTCAACGGCGCGCAAAACATCAAGCTCACCCTGCTTGTCTGTGATTTGATACTCGTGAACAACATAACCGACGCTAACGGTTCTAAGAATCCCGTCTTTAACGTCTTGCCAGTAACCTTTTACACCATCCCTTGAGCTGAATTTAACTCGAATAAAAAACTTGCCGCCCTCAATCCATCCTCGAACAATCCCGCCAATTTGACCGTCAATCGTGTAAGACATATGGTCTTTGCAAAATGGAGCGCCGTTATTTATTCGACCCATTCGAATCGCGGTTTTTGATATTTCTAACTCTTCGTAAAAGTCATCATCCCAAAAACGCTGGCGCAATCCGCGAGCCCCGGTCGAGGCACAAAAGTCGGCAGTCATTTCTTCTTCGTTAATACTGCCGGGAACAAATGCGGCCCGAGTGTCGAGCTTCGGCAATTGCCTAGTCTGCGTTTTTGTCTTTGTTGCTTCCGGCATTGTCGGAGCCCTCTTTGGTTTCGTCGGTTAGGTTTACAGGATTTCCCGCTGCGCTCATGTAGCGAGGGTCAGTGTCTAAAATAAGGTTTAGTCTGTCGAGTTCTTTGTTTTCCTCGGCCTTGCGTTCGATTGCAGCTTGCGGATTGTCGTAACCGATGCCCTTTAAAAAGTCGTAAAGTGGCGCACCACATCGAACTTTCTCTTTCTCGACCGCTAGTTCTTTTTGCGGGTCCAAAGCTGCAACGCTTGGAAGCAACCATTCGGCAGTAAGCTCGCCGCCGCCGCCGTATTGAGTAAGGTCGGCCGCTTCTTTGAACCACTTCAAAACGCCCTGGCATAACAAAGGAATCAAGACAAGATTTTGGCTATTGGTTATGTTTTTCATCATTTCAATTTTTCCAATCCTTCCGGATAGAAAATTGACGTTCGAATTGTCGCCGGTTAGCGCCTCGTAGGTGATGCCGAAGCCGGTCGAGATTGCGTAAAGTTGATCCTTGTGGAATTGTGAGAAACCTTCGACGCCAGGAGGGGTAGCAAACCGAATATCTTTTCCCGGCGGTAAATTTTCGACCGTGCCAGGCTCCAAAGTGTCGGCAATATCACCCGACGACGACGCCTCCGGATTACTGTCATAAATAAAAGCGGTATAACAGGCCGCTATCTTTTGCCTAAACAAATAATTATCATTGGCGTCGTCGAGGTCTTTTAATTTATTAACAGTAGTATGGCCGGCGGGCACTCCGTGAATTTGTCCCGGTCGAGTAATGGTCGTCAAATAGATCAAGTCTTCAGCCGGAACAAATTTCGAGGCATTGCCAAGACGGTCGCCAACCGATATCGCTTCGCCTGGATGAGTTTCGAAAAGCCAAGAACCAGTCCATTTCCCTATCGGCGTGTATTCCATCCCTTGAATAATTGTATTTAGACCGATCTTTTCGTTTTTGTTTAAGTCTATGAAGTCGGCTTCAAGAACTTGGATCTGCATAGGAATCGAAAGGCCGTCTTCGAAGTGTCTTTTTCTCCGCCTAAGTAATGCGCCGCCGCCTTCGTCTTTCGCAATCCATGCCAGGCGTTGAAGACCATAGAAATTCATTTGGCCGTTAGCGTCGCACTCTATCGATTCAGCCCAAGCTTTCCAGCCTTTTGTATAGCCTTCCTTTTGCTTTTTGTTTGAAGTTTGGAATTCCGGCTTTACTCCGTCGCCGACTACGTAATTCGCAACTACTTCGCCCGCTCGCTTTGCCCATGGATTATTTCGAGCAAGGTCGTGACAAGAGTCGCGAAGCGTTACAAGACCACTGCCGACTTCAGCATTCGCCCCGGTACTTTGACGAAGCCAATTTGAAGTTCGGCCGCCTTTGCTTGCCCCGTCGTACTTTCTCATAAACTTTGAGCCAATCGCGATTCGTTCCTGGCTCGCTCTCGCCCTCATTCGCTTTTCGCCATAGCGAGGCATTAGTGAATTAAAGGCCTTATCTAATCTAGTTAATTCCATTACAGGCCTTTGCTATATTTTGGAGTAAATCGCGAGCCTGAATTGACTTTACCGAGTGCCCTTCTTAATGCAAAAAGTCTACGCTCTAAATCTTTTGCGCCAGGGAATGTAATCTTCTTGTCTTCATACTCTACAGTTAGAGCGCCCGAGTAATACGCCTCTTCGAGCGCGTCGAGAAAAGCTTGTGTCGCTGCCATTATCTATTTCGCCTCAAGTGTTTGCCTTTTCTGAATTTCACGCCGTTTTTCTCTATCGTATTAGCGTTATTTACTGCTACTTTTATGACATAAAGAGCCGCTTCCATCTCCTTCCATCTGTCTTCTTTGAATCTATCAAGACCATATGACGACGCCGCAGCTCTTGCGTAGTTGCGGCAATCTAACGCCTCATTTCTATCTCTTAACTTTTCCCAAGAATAAACGTCGAAGCCTTTCTTGTTTTTGGTAAGCATTAATTGCTCACCTGTGATTTGCCTAAAGAACTCTTCGTCGTATTCTGGGAAATGGCAGTAACCCGAAGGGAATGGATCACCGCTTTCGTCAGTCGGCTTCTCTTTGTTTAGCCAGCCATAGAGTTCTTCTTTACCGATTGATACGCCAATCGTAAATTCTCGTATTCCTCTGGATATTTTCTTTTTACCAGCGGTTACAACATCTGCGTCCCTGGCTGCGCCAAGGAACGACTGAGCACTGTCAGCACCTTTAATCGCCATTACTTGGCTAACCTGATAGTGGCGGCACCAATCTCTCACTTCCTGCGTAAAAGCTCCGGCATCGACAGCGGTTCGAGCGATTTTTAATTCAGCTCCAAATGGGTGAACCCAGGTTTCTTCGAGTATTTTTTCTAACTTTGCCCAAGGTCCGGCTGGCGATTTATCGTGGTAGTCACCTTCTAGAACACGATAATCAATTGACCAACTTTCCTTATTCCTTCCCCAGCCAACGATTTCTAGTTGAAGGTATTTCTTTTGAACATCTACCCCGCAAGTAAGAAACATTATTCTCTTGTCGGGTATCGTATTTATCTTGTAATGTTCGCGCCGATCATAAAGCCGCTTCCAGTCTGGAACGTCACCTTTCATTTTGAAGGTTTCAGCCAGCTGGGTATTGATAAAGGTTTTTAGAAGTTCTGGATTTTTGCAGGCCTTAACAAATTTCTTTGCAAGCTTTCCCATCGTTTCCCAGGGTGAAGCCAACTTATTAACTTTAAAGCCGGCGTGACCTGTAAACGGCTTAGTTGCCCTCCAGGTTCCCCATGATATTGCCGCGAGACGCTCAACTTCTTTCCACTCTACCCCGCATCCTGAGCAATGATATTTCGCTTTGTGCGGCTTCCCTTTTGGCCACAATACATTCTTCCATTCCATTTCTTGCCGTTCACCGCAGTGGGGGCAAGGAACTTCAAAAATTCTCTGGTCGCTTTGCTCATACTCGAATGCTATTCGAGACTTACCTTCAATTGTCGGTGAGCAAGCATGTATTATTTTTGCATTCCAGAAAGCAGCTGTTCTTTCTGTGATTATCGCAATTGGGTCGCCTTCATCACCTGCCGATAAAGGGTATTTATCTACCTCATCACACAGCACGATCCTAACCGGACGCATCGCCAGGTCACCCGGAGCATTTGCTCCAACCATCGTTAGAGCGCCGCCAGGGAACTGCTTATGTAATATTGTGTTTCCGCTATCTCGTGAGCGTTTGTCCTTGAGCTTTGACTTAAGGGCCGGGCTCTCTTCAAACATCGGTGCAATGCGGTCTTTACTAAACGCTTCAGCCATGTGCACTGTCGGCTGAACAACAATCATCGGCGCCGGGTCTTGGTCAACATGAAAACCGATGGTATTTAGAATCAGCTCAGTCTTTAGGAACTGAGTACAGGCCATTATAGAAATCGTATGTATTTCTGGGTCCGTAACCGCAAGCATTATTCCGCGAGCAGCCTCTACCCGCCCCGTTCTCCACTGCCCCGGCTCAGAACTAGAAACAGAAGATAGTTTTCGTTTCGAATCCGCCCACTCAACAACATTTAGCTTTGGTGGTGGCTTTAGGTTCTCCTTGCGCGCTAATGATAATCGAGCATTGAATGCTTTCTTTTGACGGTTACTCTGCGCCGTCATAACTCAATTCAGCCAATATTTCTGTCACTTGCTTCTCTAACTCCGTCCTAACCTTCCCAACGTCATCCAGAGCCGCAACCAAAGGAGCCATTCTAGAAGGCAAGGACATAACAGCAGCTCTTACAATTGCGTACTCGCTTGCTACCTGGTCAATAGCAACATCCATCGGAATTACACTTTCATTTTTTATTGCAAGCTCTAACTCTGCAATGGATGCGTCTGCTGATGCTTTACGCAATTTAGCTCCTTCTAAGCTTTCACCATGCTTATCAGCCTTGACCGACTCTCTAGCAAGTTCATCGCGCCAAACAGCAACCTGGGCTGTATTGAAAATCCAACTTTTTCCATTGCCACCTTTCTGTTTAAACGGAATCCCCTTCTTCAGCCAAGCAGCAATGGTTGGAAGGCTTACACCCCATATATCAGCTAATTCCGCCTTGTTTACCTCTCTCCCTTTAGTCATTCATTGACCTTTTATGACCGCAACAACAAACCTCTTTTAAAATTTCTATAACTAACCAAAGCCTGCCGTCGCCGTCACCCGCATTCAAAACCTGATCGACTAGAACCTAACCAGGGGGTCATTATTCGTACAGCTGTACACATATTACACATTCCGTATACAAATCAGTCACTTATGCTTACCCAACGCCCTACTTGCACTAGATAACCTCTTCTTTAGAACATCAACGTACATCTCCGACATTTCATAGCCGATAAACTGACGCCCACTCTTTAGAGCTGCAACACCAGTCGAACCGCTCCCGGAGAATGGATCAAGAACCACCCCTCCCTCTTCACAAAGGCTAACGAGTTGATCCATTAGCTCATCGGGCTTCTGTGTTTGGTGTTGTCGTTTGCTTGGCGATACGCTGCTTATGTCAAATACGCCCGGTAGATACACAGGGGAATCACTCTTTCTTTTGTCGCCCTTCGTTGCCCAGATAATAAATTCTGCTGTCTGCCGCATGCCGTTTGGTATTGGCCTTGCGTTCCGTTTATTCCATACCGCAATCCCGCGCGTAGTGAAGCCAGCCGACTGCAGTGCGGTCATCATTACAGTAAGTTGACGCCAGTCGATGAACACGACGCATGAGCCATTATCTTTTAACGCTTCAAATGAATAAGACAACCAGTGATGACACCAGCAATAAAACGACCATTGATCTTTGTTATCGCCGAGAAAGTTTGGCAGAGCCTTGTCTCCTACAATCTGGCTGTATTTTCTGCCTGTACTCCCTGACGTAACAGACTTATGCAATCCCCCGCTAGAATAAGGTGGATCAGTCAGTATCATGTCAACGCTTTCCTTTTCTTGCTTATCCAAAAGCAGAATCGCATCGCCCTTTTTAATTGAGTAACTTCTTTTCATGCAATACTCCGGTACTAGACTGTTAACCCCATTGCTCTATTTAGTAGTTCATAGGACACTTCTGCCGCATCTTCTTTAACTACACGCTGCACATAGCCATCAAAGTCGAAGCTTTCCTTGATCTTCACTTGCTGATTGAATGCGTATAAGAGTTGAAGCTCATCTCTTCGCCCTGCCCCCATGCGCTGGACAACAAGGTCGTTAGCTCCACGTTTTGATTTAATAATGAATGGAAGGCTTGGCACTCTATGCTTGGCAACAAATGCTTTCCTTCCTCTACGCTTCCTTCTCTTCTTTGATCTAGCTACTAATGCCGATGGTCTCTTGCCTTTCTTGACCTTCCCACTCACACCCCTAGCACTACCCGCGAAGTCAGCACCAATAACCGCCCGACCATGTGAAGCATTACCCTTTCGAGTCCCACCAAGAATATGATCTATTAAATAATCTCGCTTCTCATGTATACCGACTTCACTAAAGCAGTTCGGCCAAGCTTTCTTTTCAGCTCGATTTGTTTGAATGCCACGCTTAGAAAAGGTATTTCTTAAATTAAATTCTTTATCCATTCCCTTTTCGACTTTCTTCTTGCCTCTTGCAGCTAACACCGTAAGAGTTTGAGCAGTAGCGAAAGGAATTTGTTTTTCAGCAAACACGCCCAACTTCGACGCTATATCGATAGCGTTAATTTCACACTCAATAAAATCAAGCATATTGGCAGACGTAGAACTCTAGTAATTCGGCTGAGCATGGAGAACATATTATTTGTCCGTCCGGATGTTGAGAATCATAAGCAGTGATGGAAGATTTGTACGTTTCACCTAAAACCAAACTTGATTCCATTCCAAGCTTAAAGATGATCACGCCGTTTGAATTCCAACTTAGATAACCGGCTAGAACATCGCTATCAATAGTAATATCACCCAAGGCGTTAAAGAGTTTCAGAACCATGCGAGAAACGAGCTCTAGATTAACCGGTTTACGTGCTCCATCTTTCAGCGAGTACACAGTCATTCTAGAAAGCGAGCCTGTATCTTTATGAATTGTTCTTTCAGTTAGTCTTAATGTCATTGTCCGAGAGTAATCATTCCTAAAAATATATCTTCTACTGTAGTTTGAGCGCCTTCGACAACCGTTAAAATACTAGCCGCATAACCTACAAGACCTCCCCCGTCTACGCTCGAAGAAAACGTGACGGTATAAGTTCCCGCAATTATCAACCCGGAAGCAAGGTCTGCATGCTCTACCAAGCTTGCACTAGCAGTAACCAAGTCAAAATCATCTACTGCAAACGATAGAGCGTCCCACGCTAGAAGCTCCGAGTTGTCTAGCTCTATCCCGCCACCGCCATACTGAAAGTTAATAGTTATATTGCCTGGTGCGGTTACAACCGGCGCGGCATTTGGTTGAGCGGCTTCAACTACAGTCAATATTGATGAATCACTACCCGTCAGCCCTTCACTATCAGTAGCGTTAAAATCAATTGAATGTGGCCCGGCTGGAATATTTCCAGCGAACTCAGTCAAGTCTGCGGTAGCCGTTAGAACATCCGAATCGTCAATTACTA